ATAAAGGTCAGATTCTGTTATTTTGATTTTCTTCATGATTATAAATATATTGTTAAAATGTTATTTCTAAAATTTTTTGTTCTACTATATTTATTATTAAAGATTAATAATGGCGGAAGGAAAAACATACGGGATATTATTTCCTTTTAGAGATTCAGTCGAGGGTAAATATTTGGGTTTATCTAATTTTACCAATGATGAATTGCGTTCAAGTTTAACTCATCTATTATTAACCAAAAAAGGAAGCAGATATTATCTCCCTGATTTTGGTACCAGATTATATGAATATATTTTTGAACCTTTGGACGGTCCCACTTTTGGTGGTATAGAATCAGATATCCGAGAAGCGGTAGAAAAATTTATTCCGCAATTACAAATAAAAAAAATTACCGTAACAGCAGCAAGTAGTGAAGAAGACCCATCTTTTGTTACAACAGCGGGAAATGTGATTAACCGAACCGTTGGTGAATCAGCAAAACAAACATATGAATATACCGCAAAGGTAAGAATTGACTATGTTGACACAAGTAGTGCTTTTGGAACAACGGATTTTATTATTTTAAATATTTAATATTAAATGGCTGAAAGAAGAATAAATTATACAGATAGAGATTTTGTTGCAATAAGACAGGATCTAATTAATTATGTTAATACATATTATCCGGATTTAATCGGTAATTTTAATGATGCTTCTGTTTTTTCTGTATTAATGGATTTAAATGCCGCTGTTACAGATAATCTTCATTTTCACATTGATAGAAGCATTCAAGAAACCGTATTACAATATGCCCAACAAAAATCATCAATTTTTAACATTGCAAGAACTTATGGTTTAAAAATACCGGGACAAAGACCTTCGGTTGCTCTTGTTGATTTTTCAATCACCGTACCGGTTTTTGGTGATAAAGAAGATGAAAGATATTTGGGGATATTAAGAAGGGGAAGTCAAGTTTCAGGTGCTGGACAAATATTTGAAAATGTTAATGATATTGATTTTGCATCACCATTTAATGGCGATGGTTTTCCAAATAGATTAAAAATACCAAATTTTGATGCGAACAATATTCTTATAAATTATACCATCGTTAAAAGAGATGTTGTTGTTAATGGTATCACCAAAGTATTCAAAAAAGTAATTACAAATGCGGATGTGAAACCATTTTTTGAATTATTTTTACCCGAAAAAAATGTTTTGGGTGTTACTTCGGTTATTCAAAAAGATGGTGCTTCTTATGCAAATGTCCCATCCCCACAAGAATTTCTTGGTGTTGGTGGAAGATGGTATGAGGTCGATGCTCTTGTTGAAGATAGGATTTTTATTGAAGACCCAACAAAACCATCAGACCAACCCGGAATTAAGGTTGGAAAATATATCACAACAAACCAAAGATTTATCACAGAATTCACACCACAAGGTTTCTTAAAAATGACATTTGGTGGGGGTAATGTCAGCGCGGAAGAACAACTTAGAGAATTTACAAGATTGGGAACGCCGCTTAATATACAAAAATATCAAAATAATATGGCGTTAGGTTCCGCTTTGAAACCAAATACTACGTTATTTATCCAATATCGAGTTGGAGGTGGTTTATCAACCAATTTGGGCGTTAACGTTATAACTCAAGTTAATACAGCAAACTTTGCGGTTAATGGACCATCCCAAAGCGTTAATAATTCCGTAATCAATTCTTTAAGATGTTCAAATGTTACCGCAGCAATCGGTGGAGCAAATTCACCAACATTGGATGAGGTTAGAAATTATGTTTCATTTAATTTTGCGGCACAAAATAGAGCGGTTACAATAAGCGATTATGAAGCGTTAATTAGAAAAATGCCCGGACAATTCGGCGCTCCAGCAAAGGTGGCGATTCTTGAAGAAGATAATAAGATAAAAGTTAAAATTTTGTCATTTGATTCTTCTGGCAAATTAACTCAAATTACATCAAATACATTAAAAAATAATTTGGCGGATTATCTATCAAATTATAGAATGATAAACGATTATATTTCAATTGAAACCGCAGAAGTTATTGATTTAAATATTGATATTTCTGTTGTTTTGGACGCAACACAAAATCAAGGCGCGATTGTTTCCGATATTATTAATGCAATAACAACATACTTTAATCCATTAGCTCGACAATTGGGGGAAAATGTTTATATATCGGAAATAAGAAGATTAATTCAAACATTAAACGGTGTTATCACGATAACATCACTCGACCTCTTCAATAAGGTTGGCGGACAATACTCATCAGCGGAAACATCGCAACCATATTTGGATAACACAACAAAACAAATCCAACCCATTGATGATACGCTTTTTGCGGAACCAAAGCAAATCTATCAAATTAGATACCCACAAAAAGATATAACCGTAAGGGTTAAGAATTTTAAGGGGGTTAGTTTCTCATAATTGTTTAAAAAAATATAAATTGTTGTATGATTTGTAAAAAAACATCATCAACTATTTATCTACAAAGAGGAAATGGGAAAATCATACAGGATAAGGACTGAGCTTGGAATTAACAAACAAATACAGGTTAATTTAGAGCAGGATTATGATTTTCTTGAAATTCTTTCATTAAAATTTAGACCAGAAGAAATCTATCCAAGAGCCTGTTCGGATTTTGGCGTTATTACTGGTAGAGTTATTGCAAATGGTGGTTATGGAATACCAAATGCTAAAGTTAGTGTTTTCATACCAATAACAAGCGAGGATATACAAGACCCCGTAATCTCAACCCTTTATCCATATACGAGGATAAATGATGTTAATGAGGATGGTTATCGATATAATCTTTTACCTTACACGCAACAACATGGTGGACACACACCAACCGGAACATTTCCATCAATAAATGATGTTTTAGTTGACAATACGGTTATTGAAATATATGATAAATATTATAAATTCACTGTTAAAACAAATGAAAGCGGTGATTATATGATATTTGGCGTTCCACTTGGAAATCAAATTGTTTTTATGGATTTGGATTTATCTGATATGGGACCATTTTCATTATCACCACAAGATTTAATAAGAATGGGTAGAGCAACAGAGGCTCAGGTTGATGGTACGCTTTTTAAGGCATCTGAAAATCTTGATTCCTTACCACAAATTGTTAGTCAAACAGTTGAAATTTCGGTTGAACCATTTTGGGGTCAAGAAGATTTATGTCAAACAAAAATACATCGTTTAGATTTTGATTTAAGGAGATTAGGGATTGAAATTGAACCAACTGCTGTGTTTATTGGGTCAATGATTTCTGATGCGGATAAATATAAATTAAAAAGAAGATGCAAACCAGCATCTGAAGGTGGTGATTTATGCAATTTGGTTGCTGGTCCGGGTGAGATTTTGGCGATAAGACAAACAATTTTTGTCGATTCAAATGATAGACCCATTTTAGAAGAACACAAATTAGAAAACGGTGGTAGGGTGATTGATGAAGATGGTACTTGGGTTACAGACATCCCGATGAATTTGGATTTTGTAACAACAAATGAGTTCGGTGAAACAATTTTAAGTCCGAATCCATCAATTGGTATACCAACATCTGCTAAATATAGATTTAAAATCAAATGGCAGCAGTCTGTTGAATTAACAGAAGGGACAAAACGAGGTTATTATCTTGTCCCAAATATTAGAGAATATGGTTGGGATTCATCTGGCGATGATCCCGTACCATCAGCACAAGGACCAAACCAACCCGCATCTATACCAGTTGAGGTTTTAGAATCATATGCGTTTAGTTTAGATTGGAATGATTATGGTAACACCGGAACCACATTTGGAAATCAAATAATTTCCGATGCAATAAACTGTGTTGATAAGTTTTATGTTTTTAAATATAAAAAATTATATACCGTATCACAATTAATTGACCAATACCATAATGGTAGAGGTAAACAAAGATTTATAGGTATTAAAGAAATTACGGATACCAGATGTGAAAGCGAGAATAATAAATTTCCGACAACTGATGGTGTAAGAAATACAAATTTATTTTACACTATATCATCTATATTTTTATTAATTATTTATTTTTTAATATTTGGTTTATTAATACCGATTCATTTAATAGCATTTATTTCTAGATTATTTTGTAGAATTTATAACGCCATAATAATTCCGGCTTGTAGATTATTGAGAAGACTTGGTTTAAGAAGAAAACCATGCCCACAACCGATTGAATGTAAAGATGTTTTAACATTAAGACTACCCATGTTAGCATATCCAGATTGTTCATTGTGTGAGGACTGTAATGCTGAAATAGCAGATAGTGATTCTGCTGTTAACAATGAAGTACCCGGAATTGAAGACGACCTTACCGGTTTATTTTTAGCTTCCACCGATGCCACATCAATTAATTTAAACACCCCCTGCTTATCCCAAGGGGATGTTATTAATACTGATGTTGCGTTAGTATTACAAGCGGGTAGATATGTCGGACAACCAGATAGTGTTTTGACAGCTAACGCCCAAGATTCTTTCAATAGCCCTTGGAGACACACATCGATGTATATTAATCGAAATAGTGGTATTTTTGGTGCGGGTTCATATCTTGGCGAAGATAGATATTTTGCATGTGAACTTCCTTTTGCCGAAAAAATAAATTTATTCAATACTAAAGCAAAATATTTTGATGGTGATTTTGGCGGTTCCATTGTTAATGGAGGAATTGGAGGCACTAATCAAATTAAAGTATACGTTGAACCCACCTTAAATACTAGCGCAACAACGTATCACCACGATAACACCTATATTTTAATTGTTGACCCGGAAACATTAGAAGATTATACACAAGGTAGGATAATTTCATTCCAAGACCCATTACTATCTAATGATTTTAATATTACAGGAAATTCGGGTAATTCAATTGTTGGCTCCGGCGCAACTGGATTATCACAAATAACAGTTACATACGCTAATCCCCAAGATACTCCGCTTAACCCAAATCCAACACCATTAACAACTACCTATAATGTTAATTTTACCGAGGGAAGCCCTGAGTATGTTTACCCCACAGATATTGAATATTTCCAAGTTATTACTGGTATGACATATAATAATTTTATGTCAAAAACAAATCCGAGTGGTGTTAATGATTTTGCATCTAGATATCTTAATTATATAATTAATATTAAACGTTCAGTTAAATTATTTACTCCGTTAGTATTACCTCTAAGTTTTCCGCCTTATAATTTTAGTGCGTTATTAAATCCCGATGATTTTTTCTGCGATGGTGCTCTGCAACCATTTAATAATTTAAATATATGTAATAATACTATAACCGATGAATGCTCATTAAGCGCAATTACGGCATTTAATAATTATCAAAATTTTGGTATTATAATTTTAAATAGGGGTGTTGACGCTAATACCGAAAGGGTTAATATAAGTTTTGATTTAAGTAGAATTTTTGGTTATACAACATACTCTGATAATAATATTGTCAGTGGAAGTTACAAACTTAATATTCCAGTGCAACCATATTATAGATTAGCGAATCACGTTGATTTATCAAATAACGCAAATGATGGAACATATCTAACAAATAGATATATATACTATCCGTCTTATAATTCGAATTTTATTAATTCATTTAGTTCTTTTACAACAAATCTACACACATATTATTCGTCATTAGATTTTTTATCGGTAACATCAAATTTTATAGTTAATAATAGTTTTCCTTGGTCACAATTAAACCAAAATTATATTACAGTTGGTGTTCTTCAATCAGAGTTAAGAACAGGTGGACCGTTAAACCCAACACTTACTGGTTGCGGCGGATATTTTGAAACAACATTTGGTGGTAATAATATTGGTGAATATATTGAGGGTGGTTCTTATGCATATCAAAGACCTGAAGGTTATTTTGTTTATAACCCAAATTGCGTCTCAACCCCATCCGCACCAAATGAAAATAATTGTGATAATAATGAAGAAACTTTCATTTATTTTGCACCAAAATATGATTCGGGCGATACGATTACGGTTTCAGCATCAACTAGATTAGTTTTTAGGTCAGATAGATTACCAACTTCCACCACTTTAGATCAAGATTTAATTTGGTTTGGTTTAAATAGTACCCAAAATAATTCCGCACCCGGACAACAAAACAATAATTTCTTTATTTATCAATATAATGATGATTCCACGGGACAAGAAATTGGTCAACCTTGGTTGAATGAGGCCATAAATGTGGACGTGGAAAGCGATGTTGATGGTACGAACATTTCTACCGATACCGCTGGAGATTATGGCGCAGATTCAAATGTTGATAGACTTATTAGTTCTTTAGGTTGTGAATCTTTGGTTGATTTAGGGTGTTATCAAAATTCTACCGTTTTATCATCAACTAATGATTGTAATAGGACCGGACCAAATATTGCGGTTAAAAATGGTTGCTATATTTTGGTTAAAAGAGCAATACTTGATTTAAATCCTATTGGAGAACCAAATAATGATTTTGCACAATTGGGTGAGTGGGTTGGTAGATTAAGATTAAATTTAGGAGCATGTTTAGGGGCAATATCACACACATTTGTTAATTCTTGGATTAATGGTACCCTTTATCATTTTTCAATTAAGAATAATAGATTTTTTGATGCCGAAAACCAACCATATTCACTTTATTGTTCTGATGTTGTTGTTTTAGACCCAAATACAAATAATTATTATTATCGCTCATCTCCTTATAACCTTCAAACTAATAGTTTTGTTGGTAAAAATATAGATGAAGGCGTTCAAGATAAAAATTTACTGTTCCCAACAACAATTATGGATTTAGGACCATTAAATTCTTATACTAATGAATTAATTTATGGCCCCGAATATGAAGGATATATTGCTAATAAATTAAAACCAACATCTTATCAAGATGTCAGTGAGATATTACAATTATTTTTCTTAAGTAGGTTAACAAACGCCGGTTCTCTTGCATTAGGCTTAGGTATTGGACCAAATTCTGGTATTGCTTCATTGTTTAGTAACAATAGAGGTGAAAGTAAAAAACGAATTGATGGTGATTATGCACAATCAATTCAAATTAATAGTCAATTTGGTATATTTGAATTTTCTCCAGACCAGTACGACGATTCTGATATTTATTTTGGTAACGTAAATAGTAGAGGGTTACTAGGAATTTTCTTTGATGGTAGTAACCAAAATAGAGATTTAATATCACCGAGAAGAATAATTTTTAATGAATTGGGACCAAGTTTAATAGGTCAAATAATTCCTATTTTTACTCAAGAGGTTCCTTACTATCGCTGGAACATATCAGCAGGTACCCCATCCGTAATTTTCGGAACTGAAAATAATGATTGGTCTACGCAAGACATTAATTCGACTTTTTATCAAACACAAGATAGAACTTCAGCGGGTAATTTCTTTAGAGGAGGTTCTAACAACACCGCATTTTCCTTTAGAGGGTTTATAACGAATGTTGATTCAGATGGTGTTAATATATCTGTACTTACTAGCAATAGCGGACCAAACCCCTCCCAAG